TGACAAGTACAATTAAAGTAAACAATATTCAAAATCAATGTGGTGCTAACATCATCAAAGAAAATAGTAATACTATTACTCTTGGCGCTAGTGGTGATACAATTGCTTTAGCATCTGGTGCAAGTCAGACAGGTTTCGGTAGAACAGGAACTGTTGATTGGCAAACAGGATCAATTAAGACAAGCACATTTACAGCAGCTAATGGTGAAGGTTATTTTGCAAATACATCAGGCGGTGCATTTGTAATGAATCTTCCAGCAGGAACAGCAGGTAGTATTGTTTCTGTTGTAGATTATACAAATACTTTTCAAACAAATGCCTTAACAATTACACCCAATGGATCACAAAAACTAGGTGGAACAAATGCAAGTGTTAATTTGTCAACTGAAGGTCAATCTGTAACTTTGGTTTATGTAGATGATACTGAAGGTTGGAAAAATACTATGGATTCAACAAGTAATATAATAGGTAGCGCATTTATATCTGCTTGTGTAAGTGGATCTTGTAATACTCAAGTTACTTGTGGAAATTTTAAAACAGCTATTTTTAAAGGTCCAGGAACTTTTACAGTAAATTCTACAGCAAGTCTTGCTAGTAATAATGTAGTAGATTATTTAGTAGTAGCTGGAGGTGGAGGTGGAGCTCTTGATTATGGAAGTGGAGGAGGTGCAGGTGGATTTAGATATTTTTCAGCATTAAGTCCAGCAGGTAGTCCATTAGTGGCTCCCGCAGGAATAACAGTTACAGCAACAGGTTTTCCAATAGTAGTAGGAGGTGGAGGAGCAATAGCTAGTGCCCCAGCTGCTAATAATGGAACTAGTGGAAGTGTTTCAAGTGGATTAGGAATTTCATCAGCAGGAGGAGGAGGGGGCGCAGGAGCAAGTACAAATCCAGCACCTTCAGGCGGATCAGGAGCAGGAGCTAAAGGTATGTCTTCTGGAGTTGGAGGAAGCGGAAATACACCTCCCGTAAGTCCACCTCAAGGTAATTCAGGAGGAAGTGGTCAAGGAGGAGGAAGTTCAGAAGGACCAGGAGGTGGTGGAGGAGCTGGCGCAGTAGGTGGTAATGGAGTTTCTGCTACAAGTACAGGAAGTGGTGGAGCTGGGTCTAATATAGTAGATGGTTTAATAGGACCTACAGCACCTTCTTATGGTGAGCCAGGTCCAGTGAGTTCAACAAGATATTTTGCAGGTGGTGGAGGTGGTGGAGGAACAAGTAATATTCCAGGACCAGGCACAGGTGTCGGAGGAGTAGGTGGAGGTGGAGATGGTTCTTCGCCAAGCGTAACAGGTCCAGCACCAGCAGGTGTTGCCAACACAGGTGGAGGTGGTGGAGGAACAAGTGCTAATGGAGATGGAGGTGGAGCTGGTGGTTCTGGTATAGTAATGATAAGATACAAATTTCAATAGGTAAAAATTATGAGTGAAGTAAAAGTAAATAAAGTTAGTCCAAGATCGGGAACAGGTTTACAGCTAGGAGATAGTGGAGATACTATAACTATTCCTGCAGGTGCAACAATTACTAATAGTGGTACAGCAGTAAACTTTGGTGCAACAGGTTCAGCTTCTTGGGTAACAACAGTTAAGACAGGAGATTTTACAGCAGTAGCTGGCGAAGGATATTTTGTAAATACAACAAGTGGTGAAATAGATGTAACATTACCAGCATCACCTAGTGCTGGAGCAGTAGTTGCAATAAAAGATTATGCAAATACTTGGGATACAAACAATTGTATATTATTAAGAAACGGATCTAATATTGGTGGTCAAGCTTTAAATTCAACTTTAGACACAGAAGGTTTAGCTGTTACTTTAGTTTTTGTAGATGCAACAAAAGGATGGTTAGTAACAGATTCAGGTTTACAATCAGAAGCACCAGGACCACAATTTATAACAGCAACAGGCGGAACAATAACAACAGTAGATACAAATTTTAAAGTACATACATTTACAAGCCCAGGAACTTTTACAGTTTGTTCAGTAGGTAATTCAGCAGGTTCAAATGCAGTTGATTATTTAGTAATAGCTGGTGGTGGTGGAGCAGGTGCTAATGGTGGTGGCGGCGGAGGTGCTGGTGGTTATAGATTTTCAAATGGAACATCATCAGGATCTTATTCAGCAGGTCCTGCACCTTTAGGTGCAAGTGGTTTACCAGTTTGTGCACAAGGTTATCCTATAGTAATAGGAGCAGGTGGGACAGCAGGTGTTGCTCCTTCAAATGCAGGTAATGGTGCAAATTCAAGTTTTTCATCAATCACTTCTGCAGGTGGAGGTTTTGGAATAACAAATGCTAACTCTCCTTGTCAAGGTGGTTCAGGAGGTTCAGGTGGAGGAAGTAGAGGAGTTAATCCTGCAGCAGCTGGAAATACTCCCCCAACAACTCCATCTCAAGGTAATCCCGGAGGAGCAAGTGGATTAGCCACTTGTTCAGCTTCTGGAGGTGGTGGAGCAGGTGGAGCAGGTGGAAATACACCATCAATTCCAGGACGACCTTCTTCTCAAACAGGAGGTGTAGGCGGTGTAGGTTTAGCTAGTTCTATAACAGGTTCTCCAGTTGCAAGAGCAAGTGGGGCTACAAGCGGTGGATGTAACGGATCCCCGGGAAATACATTTCCTTCTCCCCCAGGTGGAGCTGGAGATGGAGGTTCGGGTGGTGGAGCTGGTGGTCAAGCTGGAACAGCTAACACTGGCGGTGGTGGTGGAGGTGGTGGAAATTATCCTCCTACTAATGGTGGAACAGGTGGATCAGGTGTGGTAATTATAAGATACAAATTTCAATAATTAATATGTATTTACTAACAACAACAAATAAGATATAAGGAGATAATTATGGCACATTTTGCAAAACTAGGATCAAACGGAAAAGTTATTCAAGTACTTACTTTGAATAATGGTGATATGTTAAACGCTGATGGCGTTGAAGATGAAACAGTAGGACAACAATATTTAGAGACACATAATAATTGGCCTGCACAAATGTGGATTCAAACATCTTACAATACAACATCTAATACACATTTATCAGGTGATAACTCTAAAGCATTTAGAGGAAATTACGCAGGTATAGGTTATACTTGGGATGAAGATGATAATATCTTTTGGCCTAAAAAACCTCACACATCTTGGGTAAAACATAATGCATCAGCTTCTTGGAAATCACCAATCGGTGATGCTCCAGCATTGACAGAAGAACAGACTTCACAAAATACAGCTAATACTCACAGATGGTCTTACGTCTGGAATGAAGCAAATACAACTTGGGACTTGACAGACAATCTAGCATAAATTAAAAATGGTGGTGGTATGCAAAAGAAAGTTTTAACAGAACAATCATTATATTACGGTGATGTCGATATGCCCAAAGATTGGGATATTGACCGAGATAAATTATCAGGTGATATTTTACAATCAGTAATTCAAAACAAAAATTTTCCGTTCTCACGAACTTGGGATATGTTAAATACATATATGCGAGATCACGTTGGTCTTGAGTATGGTGTTAATTTAATTAACAAAGAAACGTGGGGAAATATCTATAAACCCAGCGAGACTACAATTCCTTTATTAAATATAGATCCAGTGGATCTACGTAACTCTCCAGACTTTACATTACTCTATGGAGTAAAAGTCAAAGATTGTTTTGTTAGAATACATTATGAAGACAATAGACGTAAAGGAAGAAGTTGGGATATAGAACTTAAAAATAATATGTTTATTATGTTTCCATCTACTAATATGTATTACCTAACTAACAATCAAAAAGATTCATTAAACTTTATACAAACAATAACTTATGAATATATCTAATTACTATTGGCATTTTCCTGCAGCACTTACACCAAAGTTTTGTGATGATGTAATAGCTTATGCAAATTCTAAAAAAGAAGTAATGGCGGTAACAGGAGGATATGGAGATAGAAAATTAAAAAAAGAAGAAATAAAAGATTTAAAAAGAAAAAGAAACTCTGATCTAGTATGGCTTAATGATACTTGGATCTATAAAGAATTACATCCTTATGTTCACGAAGCTAATAAAAATGCTGGTTGGAATTTTGATTGGGAAAGAAGTGAATCGTGTCAGTTTACAAAATATAAACACAATCAATACTATGATTGGCATTGTGATAGTTGGGATAAATCTTATGACAGAAAAGACCCTAATCATCCAGAACACGGCAGAATTAGAAAACTATCTA